GTGAAAGTCAGCGTCCCAATCAGTCGCATGCTATGCGTGCCGACCTGAGTTTTGACGCCCCCGATTTCTTGTACGATCGGGAAAACGACCAAAGCCTCTTGGGTTCTACGTCCATTCGTCCCATTCTTTGCGGACGTTCTCATGAACGGTCGGAGAGCAGCCGGGAGGCTGCCATCCTCGTGCCGCCAAAGAGCGGGCACACCCTCACCCGAAGACCCAGCAAGGGCCGTAAAGGTGATGTCGGTTGAGTTATCGGCCTTCTTGACCGTGATGTTTGCCATTGTAGGCATGTGAGCACCCTGGGGGTTTTACTCACCGAGAGGTGAGTAGGTTCACGATCGGCGAAATGCTGGTCGTGGCACGCTGCCAAGAAAGTTTCCCTGGCATCGTGACTGTCAGCTTCGGGAGTGTCAAGCCCAGCCGCCGATTCACGGCAACACCGAAGTGTTCCGTGTACGTGGCCGAGTGTGACATTTTGGAGTAGTAGTATCGCTTCCCCGACACTCGTGTGAAACACGTAGTGTACTGGTTTGAGACATCATAACCAGCGAAGTCGGTCCAAGAGTTAAGGACCTGCTTCCAGTTGACGAACCACCCCAAGAACCATGTCCAAGGGAGGAGCTCCCCCGCCATTACTAGCGGATTAAGCAGCCCGAGGGATTGGGCTAAAGCTAGATTAGGACTTCTGCACACAAGGGTAACCCCCATGCGCAGCGCTGCTTCGACCATTAATGTTTCATCAATGGTCTGGTAGAGGGTGTCCGAGTAATATCGGTACGGGCCCTTAGTCTTTGCACTAGCGTAAATCTCTCCTAAGTGGACATCCCTGGTAAGTACCTGAAGCCCTGTATGGATATCGCCTATTGTTGGTGCGACAACCATCCAGTATTCAAGCCACCGGCTACCAAGCCAGCGGGGTACCTGCCATCTCTGTTGGATAAGAAAGCGCTGTTGGGCCTTGGTTAAGGGCCTTTGTGCAACTTTGCGCTTCTTACGCCGCGATTCTAACACGCGGCGGCGGGCCTCAGCTATGCGTCGATCACTACTGTTCAGTTTTATCTGCTCAGTATAGTCTAGCACGGCTTCAGCCGATTGGGCAACCCAATCTCGGGTCTTCCCATACTCCAATAGAGTTGTGCCTAACTCAGCTTGCGCTGAGTCAGACCCCCTCTTACGATCAGCCGATTGTAGCCTACCAACCAAGCGTGAATACGCTTGATTGTTCAGCGCAGTCCAGGCTGACCGCCCATCTGGCCCCAATAGCTCCCCTGCAACAACCTGAGATAAAAACAGGTTATAGAGGCGAGTTTGTGAAGCACTAGGGTGGTTTGGCCCGTCGTGAGACGCCCAGTATATTTGCCTATTATACTTTGTAGGCAATCGGAACCTCGGCTGCACTTTTTGCCACGAATTCACGTGGTCAACAAATGTTTTAGAAGTCCCGTCCCCAATAAGTCGGGGTGGCTGGTCGATCCGAATCGGACTGATCATAGAAGATCCTCTGAGGTTGAATTAAGTTTCAACCCCGAATCTCCTCCCCCTTTACGG